GGCAGATACTCATGAGTTTGTTACTCTCATAAGTCAGTTCCGGAAGTATTACATTTTCGGAAATGCCCAACCCCGCTGTTTGAGGATCCCATAAGAAATTATGGCTTTATCGTTGCGGAATAACAAACCAAATATTCACCAAACATGAAATTACAATTAAATATAATCACATGGTTAGCGTACTGGTGGTTCCCCGATATCAATTATTCGACACAGGCAATAGAACAACTTTTCTTAAAGGTTGGACTATGGTCTGTGACGAAGGGAGATCTTTGGGTGATAAATCACTTAAAAGAAATTCAGCTTTTGTATACTAGATACCTTTCAGGTAATCCAATCTACAAATCAAATAGAATAATCGGTATAACTAAAGAAGGTTTGCCCAAAGGGCTTACTATCTTAAATTATATTTTTCTTAACTATGGAAACCAAGGGGTTAGATTTACTCTAACTTTACTTAGTATCTATAGAACCATAAAAGCATGGAAAGTACCTGATGTATCAACTGTTGACCAGAAATATTCTGGTCTTCAAGTGAATGCATCAGATATTGATCCTTTTATAAATAAATTTATGAAAGACTTCAATATCAGTACTTTCGATATTTCATGGAATAAGACTGATTATTATTATTCAATCAAAGCTGGTCCCAACGGAAAAGCTACATGGATGTCAGTTATTGACGCCATCAACCTTCCCTTGGATATCATTGAGAATCTTAAGTTATTTTCAATAGAGATATATAATGAAATCCAGAACTGGAGATGTTTTTCTATCGATATTTTCGATAAATTAAAATACTCGAAAGCTCAGGAGTACAAAAATATAACTCGTAAGTTATCAGTTGTAAAAGATCCCGGAGGTAAATCAAGAATAATTGCAATCTTAGATTTTTATACTCAAAATGTACTTCGAAAAGTACATATTGAAATATTTAAAATCTTAGAAACAATTCCTCAAGATCGAACCTTCACTCAAAATCCAAAAGTAGATTTTGAGGGTCCATATTACTCTTTTGATTTGAGTGCTGCTACTGATAGATTCCCATTATTCTTTCAAGAAAGAGTAATAAGATCTCTATTAGGATCAACATCCAAAGCAAAAGCATGGTCTAATATGTTAGTTGGACATGAGTTTTGGGTTCCATGGGAGAACAAATTCATTAAATATGAAGTTGGTCAACCAATGGGTGCCTATAGCTCATGGGCAACTTTCACATTAAGTCATCATATTATCGTTCAGTATGCTGCATACTTATGCGGAGAATATCCGACTAAGAAATACATCCTACTGGGTGATGATATAGTAATTGGAGGAGATCAATTAGCTGAAACTTATAAAGCCTTAATTGGGGCTCTTGGAGTGGGTATCTCAGAGCATAAAACACATGTATCAACAAATACATATGAATTTGCTAAAAGATGGTTCAAAGATGGAATTGAAGTCTCGGGATTACAGGTTAATGCCTTCATGGAAACATGGAGAAATTATCCATTGTTATTCCAGACTTTAAGAACATACTATGAACGTGGACTGTTTCCTAAACGGTCTACTTCCTATCCAGAGCTTGTTGAAACACTATTAATTCACTTAGGAATGTATGAGCGTAAAGCCCATAACATATCTAAGAAAGTTAATATGTTACACGGATTTTATCGATGGATCCATGACGATGACTTAGCAGCTGTACGTAAAGTACTAGTTGACTTAGTTCCTGATGAAGCATCTATACCTAATGAGGACCATCCTATGTTTAATTATCTTATGAAAATTAGACTAGATATGGCTCTTCAGGTAATCCATAAAGCTCTTGTTACAAAAGTTAATAATTATCTGGAAAAAATCCCAGATTTACTTATTAATGATGTTACAACATTTAACCCGGATGAGATTAGTGAGGTTGAGATTGATTGGGATAACTTGGATGAGTTAGAAAAAGTACTTTCTGATTCATTCGGTTATTCTGATGTCTATTCTCTGCCAGTGATGAAATCACTGCAGAATATAGCATCAAGATTATCCGTCGATCCGAGAATTTCTATTGAATCTAATGACTTACAAAGTCATATTGATGCACTAGTTATTCCAGGATTAGATGAGGTTAAATCTAAAGTACGAAATGCAACTGTATTAATCAAATCAAACATAATCGCTCAGAAAGTACTTCATTTTCATAAAGTGCTTTCTAGAGGAGTATGGATGTTTGAAATGCAGGGATTTCATAAGTTAGGTTTAGATCCAAATAATCTGCCAAAATAATTAATATCCTGGTCGAACCTTAGTGTCAGAACCCTTTTACTGACCCAGTCAATGATGATGAGTATAGGAGCAATCCTATACCTATACCATATTGAGCTTCCATGTTGGCCCGCGTAAAGCGGTGGCCTTATAACCCTCAAAAGTTATAAGGCATCTTCCTATT